ACAAGCCCCTATATCGATCCCGACACCGGCATCGAGCATCCCCCTTTGCAAACCAACATGACCCCGTTTCAGCATGCGCTTCTGGTGACGGCACACGAGTCCGCGCATGGTCGTGGCATCGTCGGGGAGAAGGAAGCCGAAGGCTACGCGGTCAAGGCGCTCCTCCGATATAAGGCAAATCTGAACCAGTGCCCGTAAAGTCCCATCGCCGAGCAGCGTGACTGCTCGGCGTTTTTGACAGGATGTCCCTGCATGATGCGAAATGTTACGTGGCGATCTCCGCGATATCAGAGGACGATAGACAGACTTCTTCTCGCGGAAGACTCAAGGATTCGGAAATTTGGGAGCGTGCTGGCAGCGCTGATGTCCGCGCTGAACCAGGGCGTATCGCGTGCCATCTGTATCAGCGATCTCTTTCGCCCAAAGAAGCATCGCATCGCCCATCTTGCTCGAGAGCATTGGGAGTCATCGCCGGCATCGAGCATTCTCGACTTCGCCCAGTCTGTCCGCTCGCTAAGAAGTAGACTGACATATCGACAATGTGCACTGTCTCAGTTCGCGTACGAGCAAGCCGGCCTCCTCGCCCTCGCCGCTCAGCTCAAACATTCGGCCTCGGCGGAGCAGATACAGGCGACGATTGATGCGCTGGTCGTTTCAACGAGCTTGTGCCCAAGCAAATATATGGACTTGCTCTACCCCATCGACGACTGCACCCCGACGCACTGGAAATCCGACCTAGGAATTATGTCGGAGGATACAAAGTCAGCGTATCGCTCAGCTCTTTCGGATCAGCGCGGATTTCGCAATTGGCCTAGCCAATCCGATCAACTTCTTAAGTTGAAGCTCATAGTCTACAAGGCCTCCTGTCTACTCCTAGCAATCGGAATCACCAGCGCATTCGGAATGCCTGAATCACTGCACACTCTCGGCTCTATCGCCACCTTCGGCTCGCTACTACTACTTGCCTTCGTCGCAAGCGCTCCCGTAATCGAGTTCATAGTTGGGAGCATCATCGAGCCCGCGCCGAGGCTAAGGCTGGATTTCGTCGAGAGTGGCCTTCCCGAAAGCTGTCGCGTTGTGCTGGCGGTGCCGATCGTCCTAGTATCGGAAAATCAGCTGGATCATGTTATCGAGAACGCGGTCTGGAACCTCTCTTCAGCCGCGGACGAGAACGTCTCCTTAGCGCTCCTTTCGGATCATCCCGATTCTGGAGTTCGAGAGGAGTCAAATCGCGAAGCCGCCCTCCGCGCCTACTTAGAGAAGCGCGTAGATCAGTTGCGAGCGAACGGACTCGCCATCACCCTTCTCCACAGATCGCGAACTCAGCTCATCGATAGCAGTTGGATCGGCTGGGAGCGTAAGCGTGGGAAGCTTCTCCAGCTCAATAGCATCATCCTTGGGGAGAAGTCTGCGCTCGATGTCGTGACAGGGGATCTCGACGAACTCGTCGGCGCACGATTCGTTCTGAGCCTCGATGAGGACTCCCGTCTCTCACGCGACTGCGTTCAGCGGTTAGCTGGCGTGCTCGCTCATCCACTCAATGAGCCGCGCTGGGATTCTGGGAGCATTGTCGGCGGCTATGCAATGGTGGTGCCACGCTTCTCAACGCGACCTGGTAGCTTGACACACTGGCGGATTGCCAGTGCGTTCTGTGGACCTGTCGCGAGTGAGCGTGCTCCAGTCGCAGCGTCCCGCAACTTTCTGTTCGATTGGGTTGGCCGAACGCAGTATCCCGGCAAAGGAATGTACGACGTTCGAGCATTCCAACGTGCATCGCGATACCTGCCAGAAGGCTGCATCCTCAGTCACGACACGATCGAGGGAGCACTACTTCGGTGCGCCTATGAGGGCGGATCTCTGATAAGTGAGTCCTTTCCCCGCACCCCCGCCAGTCTGCTCCGACGCGTACACCGGTGGACCCGCGGAGACATCCAGAACTATCAGATCTTCTGGGCTTCACGGCGCCAAGCAGTTCGCTCCGCTCTCACCAGAACGTCGTTCGGACACGCAGTCAAGATGCAGCTTTGCGGCATGGCGCTTCCAGGCGCACTTTCCATCGCGCTATTGGCATGGGCGTTTCAAGCTCCTGCCTCGTCGCGGACCATCTCCTGCGCCGTTACCCTTATAGGAGTATGGCCGACCGTACAGACGGTGCGCCGAGTACTTGGGTATGTCATACACGGGGCCGTCGCGAAGGCAGCTCGCGACGTTTTTGGGCTTCTTTCTGCACTAACAGTCCGGCTGGCTGGATGCTGGACACAAGGTTGGGTCGTTGCATGTGCGGCTATTCAGGCCAGCGCTTCCGCAATTTGCGGAAAGAACCTTTTGGAATGGCAAACGGCGGCGGCGCAAGACGCCGATGCGCAGTCGATTTGGAATGTTCCAGGCGTTGCACTTGCGAGCACAGCGGCCATCGCCCTGTTCGGCGCGGCTGTTGCCTTGAAACTGCCTTTCTTCCATTCCGGCATCCTTCTTGTGTGGGCATTGTATCCATCCGCTATATCCGTTGCCGCCGTCAGGCGGACAGGAGAAGCGTGATGTCTGGGCCTAACCCGCAACGCCTTGTTCAATCCCAAGCGATCGGCGAGATGGTCCATTTGATGGCCCGCTGTCCTGTCTACGGACGTTATCCGCTCGTAGCGGTCCGGCTCTACATTGAGCCCGCGATCCTCGTTGAACAGTATCGAATCTATTACGACGGCAACGGGCGGCCTGTCGGATATGTCACTTGGGCACACTTGGCAGAGGATGTTCATCGTCGCTTATCAGTCGACAACCAGTACATCCTGAAATTGAGCGAGTGGACCGAAGGCCCGTACTTCTGGATCAGAGACTTTCTGACTCTGCCCGGTTACGCGCGCAGCGTCGCGGAACGTGCACTAAGAGAATTGCGCCCCGACGCGCCTATCTACTTCCACCGGCGACGCACTGGGGCTTTCGCTCGCCTGTGTGCACAGCGCGCAATGAGCCATGGCATCGATGAGTAGCTATCATCTGCAAGCTAGAATGGCCCAACAAGGACCTGATCTGACTTCACACGAGTCTTCTCTATGCTGTCCATTTGAAACGTTACGTATCTCCGCCCCTCGGATTATTTGGCTCAACCGCCGTTGGTTTTCTGAGGCCCTGATGACGCCCGCAGCTAAGCTCGATTGGTGTTTAGTCAAGGCATGGCTGTTGGACGAGTTTGCGTACTTAGTTCCACTCCCCGGCGACCTATCAACCCAGTATCTATCTCAGCGAAAGACCTTCTATGCGGACCGGTATGGAGACGATGCCCTAACTCCTCACGGTGGAAGTGGGCGCGTTGGAATCTCAGGGGCGTTCCAAGTGAAGGGCATTGGTCCGACCCCGCTAGTCGGCCGGCACGCGGATTGGCTACACAATCACGGATGCATGTGGCTTGAGGAAGCGGTCAGAGAATCACTCGTGGGCGAACTGATTCATAGAGAGTTTCCCGTCGGAAGCGTCCCCGTTATAGCCATCATCGACACCGGCGTCGATGCTTCCTTCACCCTCCAGTCCCCAGATCGCCGCAGAGCTCTCGTTATTCGCCCGTCGTTCTACCGCCCTGCGCATATGCAACGCGCCCCGATGTTTAGACCCGTGGGAGGTGATCGACTAAGCGCGCAGTTTGCCGACGCTCGACGTACTCGCCAAATGACGGAACTGCTAGGCCAGATGGAAAGTCTGCGTCACTTCGCTGAGAACTGCGCTCGGCAAGCAGGCTATGCGTACTACCACCGCTGCTTTCTGGGCGGGATGCTTAGCTCCAACTGGGCGATGGATGGAAGGATTTGCGACTTCGGTGGCATTACGAATGTGGATGACTGGAGCCCGATGGAAGTGTCTCCCGGGCTTCCGCGTTTCGGCAGCGAGACTATTCAGGTCGAACTTGCACTTGAGTCAATTTGCGCTCGAATCGGAACGCTCCGTAGCGACTTCGACGAGCCAGCGTTCTTGGCGATACGTAGGCAATTCCGATTGCTGTTGCTGGCTACCCTTGATGGGATATCAGCGACTTTTGGCTCTGCTGCACATGGATTTTCGCTTTCTGAAGACGGACTTCTAAGTGGTCGCGGAGACCAGGCTTCACAGAAGCGCTTCCGGTTCAACCGGCAGGCTGTGCAGAAGATCATCTGGAACTCCACAATTGATCCAGACTCACTTGATGATAGCTCGGTGGAATCACTGATCGACAGATTGATCGAAGATATGCACAACGGTTGACGGTCGGGGCGACCGTATTTGCCTAAGCTATGGGTCAGCAAAGAAGCCGACGCCATCCAGGGATAGCCACCCGAGCACCCCGGTACCCGGCTGCGATACCAGCACCTCGCCATTCGCTTTCACATCTACGCGAGCTGGGACGCTCGAATCGCTCACGGCTGTGTAGATCTGCTGCGCGGGCGGGCGGAAACCTGCCGGAAGCACGAAGATGACGGTTCCGCCAGCACCGGCCTTCACGAGCCCACGCAACTGGACCCGGCCTCCATCGCGTCGGTAGCCGGCTGACGCGAAGACGTCGCCGTAGTTCGTCCACGGCGAATTGAGCGTCGGCGCCTGCCATGCGCCCTTACGGAGGTCGGCAATCGCTGCCACGCTCGTACTTCGCGTTTGCCCGCCCTGCACGACGGGTACAAGCTCGGCGCCGGTCAGCGCGCTAGCTGCAGGAAGTTGGGAGAGTTTCTGATTCGCCATATTTACTCGATGAGCAGGTAGTCGCCCGCCTCCGAGACCAGTTCATCGCCGGTCTCCGTGCGCAGCAATCCATTCTTGAAATCGAAGGTGTGAGTTGCCCTTTGCCAGCTCGTCAGACTGTCGCGGATCGATCCTACTTCGGCACGCAGCCTGAAGGCGCCCTTGAGGGGCACGGCATAGCTGGTACCGGCCATCGCCGTCGGGCTGTCCAGTACGCTCCCGGCGATGTCGTCAAGCAGCCGCAATACGTAGGTGGTTCCCGCCTCCGGGCCAATCGATCCTTGCCCGTGATCGACCAATTGGTCCGCTTGAAGCTTTCGGTCGCGGTGGACCCAGGACACCACCAGGTCGCCGTCGATCGACGGCAGATAGCGCAGACCGTTGAGCTTCAGGTCGCCGGGTGGATACGGCCGTGCCTGTCGTTGAGCCAGTTTGATCGAATCTACCGGCGCCAACGCGGGGTCCAACTGCGCACTGGAAGTCCGGGTCAGCACCTTGGCCTGGACGTTTTCGCCGACGCTGTAATCGGTCGGGTCATTGGCTGCGAAGTCCTCGTAGAACCATATGCGCGCACCAGCCGCGTGCGACACCGGCACGGTATCAGCGCAGCCCCGTGCCAACGTGGCGGACTGCGCTAGTGGATCGATGGCGACGACGCGGACGATCTCGTCCTCAACCAGCGCGGCGGTACCGGCCGCAACCTGATCCAGGCCGCGACCCGATGCCAGCTGCACCGTCGTCGTCGTCGGGGCCATCGAGTCGGCGAGCACCGCGGTCGGACACCAATCGCCGACGCCGGCCTCAGTGAATTCGCCGTCACCGACGCGAGTGGTCAACACGTAGTTCAGTGCCAAGCCGGTGGCCTGTTCGGCGACGGCCAAGACCGCGCCGGCATCGACCGGGACCGCCGCCAGTGCCGCGGCGTTAAGCGTGGCGGCCAGATCTCGGTAGCTTGCCTCCATCAACTGGCGGCTTGGCGACGGCTGCGGATTGCGATCGGGCGGTGTCCAGACCGGCGGCTGCGGTTCCACATAGGTCGTCGCGGGCAATCCGAATACATCCTGCACCGCAGACACGGTGATCGCGCCCTCGGCCAGCTTGCCGTCATCGTAGGTGCCAGCCCGCAGCACCAGGTTGTCGATCCCGCGGAATGGATCGTGGATGCGGAACACGCTGCCCGGTGCCAACACTCCACCGCGGCGATCGAAGCGCAGCTTCAGGCGCTTCAGCCCGGAACACGCCACCGTCAGGTCGCGCATGCCGACCCGGGCAGCGAGATCGGCCGTCGGCAGCCCTTTGTAGTCCGTTGTGCTGGAGGCGACGCCGCCGGTCGCCTGGATGCCGGCCAGGTCCTGCACTCGCACCTGCCGATCTTCGTCGGTGATCGGGTCGTACCAACCGATGATGAGTTGGTTGATCGCGCCGTCCTGCGCCGACCCCTCGTCTTCCTCGATCGCCAGCAGGCCGGACTCGTAGTCGAACACGGGCAGGTCTTCGACCCGATAGTCGTCGCGCAGCAGCTTCAACGTCGACCGCCCGGTCGAGCGGTCCGTATATTGCGCCGCCCCGATGTGGTCGATAACGACCTGCATGAACTCGCTGATCGAGGATTGGCGGCTCCAGCGCAGGCACAGGCCAAACCCTTCGACGTGCAACGTGTCGGCCGCGCGGCGATAGCTGGCTTCGTCCAGAATGCCGCGGTCCAGGCCGCGTCCCCAATCTCGGTTGGTCAAGCACTCGACCAGGATGTGCGCCGGGTTCATAGCCCGAATCGTGCCGCCAGCGAGCCAGATCACAGCCTTCTCCGGATACCACGGCGCCCCATCCCAGCCGGCCAGGGCGCGACGCGTGCGCATCTTCCATGGCTTTGGGTATGGATTGTTGGCCGTGATCTGGCCGTCGAAGTATTGGGTCGTGACATTGCGGAAGGCCGGCGTCGGCACGCCATGTAGCGCGCCCAGCGCCGGCAACACCGCCTGTGCGGCCTCGCCCATCAGGACATCGAGCCAGCCCTTGATGCCGCCTTCGCCCTTGTCGCCGCCGAACAGGTCGGGCTTGTTGATGAAGATGCGGCCGGTCTTGGTGATCGATCCTTTCCAGGCTTCGCGATCGCCGACTTGGATCTCGACCAGCTCATCGATCGGTCCGCGAGACAAGCCCATGTGCAGGCCGAACAGGTAACGGTGGCCAACGGTCTGCTTCTTACTGCTGCCCACGCTCGGCCTCCGCGCGCGCGAACGCGACCAGGTGCAAGCCCAGCGCGTCGCCCGTGGCTTCGATTACGTCGGCCTCGATGCCATCGCGTACAAACGTGCTCCAGTCCAAGCCGTAGTAGGCGAACCACTCGCGAGCGCCTTGTGCGCAGAAGCCCGGCTGAGCTCCAAAGCCAGGAACACGACGCAGGTGAGCCAGGGTCACGATCACTTCTTTCCACCCTTTTGCTTGATCGGCTGGGTGCGGTACTGGCCGACACCGAGCACCGTCCAGTCGCTCGTCCAGACGTCGCCGAAGACCACGGCCTGCGGCGTGCCCTCGGTGCTTTGGGGGAATTGGAAGTCGCCGAACGCAGCCGGCTTGGGCTGCGGCGGTTTCGGTCGTGCGGCTGCCGAAACGAAATAGCTCACGACCCAGATCGCGAGTTGGACCCAGATATTCATAGGGAATTGAGATCTGTGTATGAGCTGCGTAGCGCAGCTCGGTTTTCAGAAGATCGGTGTGCCGTCGAACGGCGATTTACCGGGCAGGCCGGGCGCGCCGCCGTAGTTCGGGGCGTTGTTGAACTTGGTGTTGCAGATCGCCATCGAACGGCCGCAACCGGGATAGGCCCAAACTGCCTGGCCGCTGCGCAGGCCGTCGCCAGCCCCGAGCAAGGTCAGGCGTTCGCCTTGGTGCGATCGGATACCGCGCCGCTCCAGTCCCGCCTCGCCGAGGTCCCAGGCGAGGAAGCCGCCCGCGAACCAGCCATCCGGGTATTGGCCGAACTCGCCGGCTGTGACGAGATCGCCGGTGACGCTGTTCAGCGCGGCAGCGACCCGATGTACCTCGGGATTCACCCGACAGTTGCGGTCGTAGAGCGTGTAGGGGCAGCCTCGTGTCCAAGCCAGGCGTAACCCCGGTTGTCCGAGGGCGGCATCGAGTGATTGGCAACGGACTTCGGTGCTGTCCAGCGAGGAGCGATTGACGCCCGCCACCCGGCCCATCCAAACGACGCGCGCGTCGCCATCGCCTTCGTGGACGTCCCGGAGGATGACGGCGACTTCCGTCGACGGCGGCAGACCGCGGTACAGCCGGGCTACCTCGAAGTCGCCGGGCGCGGTGATCGTCAGCACGTCGCTGGCGGTGTGACCGGACTGGCGGATGCCGTCATCGCGCACAGCGACCGCCCGATAGCTCTGGCTGTCGAGCAGGAAGTCGCGGTCGCCGCCGGTATAGCGCCAGCGCTGGGCGCCGCGCGCGAACTCGTAAAGCCGACGCGGGTTACCCGCGGCAGTCGACCGTTCCACTTGTTCAAAGCTCATGCCGGTGCGGGGCCGCTGTCGTCGCTATCGGGGTCGCGCACAGCGCGAAGGACAAGGGAGGCGTCGGCGGCGCCGTCGCTGTCGGTGTGGTGTTCGATTTCGGCCTCGTCGCTGTCGCCGCGGCTGAGCACCAGGAAGCTGGTGCGCTGGACCTCGTGTGGTCGAATGTCCAGACCGAGGGCTTCGTTGATCGTCAAACGCTCGGTGTCGTCGTCGATCGCCGCCGCGGCGGTGATCCGGCGTTGAAAGGCCTGGCCGCTCTTCAGTTCGATCTGGAGATCGCGACGCCCCGGCCGCAGGCCCGCGAACCGGCTTAGCCCGACGTTGGCGACTTCCAGGGCGGTAGCGGTGCCGCCGACGGGCGCGACCAGCGTCAGGTCGTCGGCATGCGTCGGCCGCCACACCGCGTGTTGGCGGCCACGTAGGGTGTAGAGCCAGGACCGTACGCGGGCGCGCTCGATACGCCCGTGCATCCGCCAGCGATGGCTCTGCACGACGGCGGCCCAGTCCGCCGGGTCCAGGACGAACGGACGTCCGAACTCGTTGTCCAAGGTCAGCAAAGCGCGTTGCCATCCCGACGACAGCGTTTCGGACTCGTCCGGTCGATCGACCATCACCGGATGGCCGCGGTACATCGGCGCATTCGACATCGCCGGCCACTCGCAGGCTTCTACAACCTCGAACCGGGCGGCAACCGAAGCGACCTGATCGCTGAGGCGTGTGACCTTCGGCGGCTCGGCCAGTCGGGCCGTACGCACTGGGTACAGTCGGGTACCACGCGGCCACGCTCGGGTGGTCGGATGGCGCAGCGTGATCGATGCCGGGCCGATGGCCTCGACCTCGGCGACTTCAAGGTCGAATGCAGTTCGTCCCCGCAGTTGCACGAGGCCGCCGATGCGGAAGTCCCGATGACTCGGATCGCACGCCATCACTCGGACACCGAGTGCGTGGTCGTCACGCAACCACTGAATATCGGGCCAGATCGGCAAGGCCCAGGTCCGACCGCCCCAACCGAACACAGCCAGGTCCAGCAGAACCCGTTCCCGTCCGTCCACGATCATCGTGGCCTCGAACGAGCGCCGCGGCGCGGAACGAAGCCCACGGCGCTGCTCGATGTGCGTCGGGCTAGTCAGGATGTCGGTCTTCCACGCCAGCCGTTCGAGCACGCCGCGCGACCAGTCCGGGGTGAACGCCCACGCGACAATGCGTTGGCCGGTGATGACCACCGGAATCACGTCGAAGCCGACGAACTGAAACGCCAACGTGGCGGCGATGACCGGCGGGCCATCGATACCTACTGCGACCTGCCACACCTGCTCCGCCAACGGCGGGAACGACAGTGGCGAGGGGCCAGGTGCCGTCAGCACAATGCCTTCGCCACCCGTCAGCGACGCGTCAGCCAACATCAACGCCCGGGCACGGAACGCATTCCAAACGCGGATAGCCCGTTGCTGGACGCTGCTGACGTTGCCCAGGCTGAGTGTTTGCGGAACGACATGAATACGGTCGTAGAAGTCGTCGCCGAACATCGGCTGCCACGCACCCGCTCGCCGATCGGCGACGACGGACGGCACGCCATAGGCCACACCACCGTGGCCCGAGGCGCTGGCGAGCGCCATTGACGGTGAACCAACCCAGGCCTTTGGCGGTGCGGCGTAGTCCGACCGGCCACTGAATGTCAGGGGCCACAGGCCGTGCCAGAGCATGGAGGGTTACTCGTTGATTCGGTAGGCGTAGCCGTAGAGTCCGCTGGTGGGGCTGCCGACGGGTCCGTTCTTGCGGTGCACCGGAAACACTTTCCAACGGTCGGTGCCCAGCGACACCTCCTCGCCAGGCGCATAGCTGTCGAGGCGGATAAAGCGCAGATCCGGCGGATAGCCGATGCTCGAGAACAGCCCGGCGCCACGCGGGACCGCGCACCAAAGCGGGTAACCCGGTGCGCGCCCAGTCAACAGGCTGTGACCCGTACGTTGCGGGAGTCCCAGCGGCGAGGTCGCAGACCGCCAACCACAAACGAGTCGTCGCGAATCGTTGTTATCGGTAGGAATCGCATGCCAGCGCGGAGCGATGCCATCGTAGTCGGCTCGGACCCGGGTGCTGGGCGAGACGTAGTTCGCGAACGTATCGTCGAACGCAACGCTGTGCTGGCCAGCACTGGGGCTATCGATGTAGATGTTGTGGTAGTACCACTGGCTGCCGTAGACGTACTGGCCGGTGTTCACGACGCCCTGCGTGACCAGGCGCCCGGTCCCGAAGTGCTTAAAGGTGCCGGCCTGGGTTTCCAAGACGATATGCAGATAGGGTGAGGCGCCGCTGCCGCCGAAGAAGTAGACCGCGCTGTAGGGGCCCTGCACATAGTTGGTCCAGACCGGCAAGCTGGCCTCGTTCTGAATATCGGGATTGGCATTGGCGGCGTAACCGGTATGTCCAAATCCCAAGAAGAACGGCGACGGATTGTTGTTGTCGCCGCCGGTGGTTTGCGACATCCAGGTCGCATGCAAGCTTCCAGAATGTAGGCTCAGGGCCTTGCCGGACGCCACAGTGCGATCGCGAAATCCATCGATCGTCCACCCCGCAACCGGAGCGAACAACCGCAGCTTGTCGAGCAATTCGTTCGGATCGTTGGCGGAGCTGGTGAGGTAGGCCATCAGTCCATCCGCACGGCAAAGTAGTTGTCGGGGGAGATCCGGAAAGTGTTCTGGACCACCATCCACTTCGCGCCGTCGCGATCGATCTTCGACTCCGATGGCGTGTTGAACCCCGTGGTCCAGGCGCAGCCGTCGAACTCGCCCCAGTGATGCCGGACATTGAGGTGCTGCAGGATCAAAGGCAGCAGCGGCGCCGATCCGTCGAGGTTCTCCCGCAGCCAAGCCCGAGCCCCGTCCGTCGACATTGCGCTGGGATAGACCTTCCCCTGCGTCTCGTTGTCGCCGTTGTCGTTGCTGCTCTGGTAGCGATTGGCGTGGGGCCGCCAGACGTTGTCGGGGTAGTACGCCACCAGACCGTAGCGACCAGGGTCGAAGAATGCGCGAAAGTTGGCATCCGTGGCATCCGGCGTTCCGGCCTCGTTGCTTCCGCAGGCACCGACGAGCATCGGGAACTCGTGCTCGGACGGCGGCTCATAGGGCAGCCCGAATCCCAGATAGGCAGACACATAGACCGTGCCGATCTTCGCCACGATGACGACCCGCTGGCCGTTGATCGCCAGCCAATAGCCGAACGGGCCGTTGCGCAGCGGCAGATTGCGCAGTCCGCTGTTGTTGACCTGCGAACGCACGCCCAGCAGTGGGTTGTGGAAGCGGAAGCCGTACCAATTGAGGTTGTACGCCGCCCGGGCGGGGTCTTCGTAGAGCTCGGCACCGATGAAGATCGCCTTGCGACCGTCCAGGCCGGGGGCACGGACGATCCACTGCGCCCGATCCTCGAGTTCGAAGTCAGCATTGAGATCGGTCTGGAACGACAGTTCGCTGCAATCCAACGCCGCACCGCCGTTTGCGGCGGTGAACAAGACGCGCCAGTATCGAGTCGCGGGCGGATTGCCCGTCACCACAAAGGTCTGACGCGCCCGGGTCGAAACCCAGCGCACACCGGTCCACCCCTGCACCTTCGTCCAGGTCGACCCATCGACCGAGCTTTGCAGCTCGAACGCCGATACACCGCGATTGACCGCGTCGGCGACGCCCAAGGTGATCGCGCGCACGGCCGTCGGACCGATCATTTCGATGCCAGCCGTCGCCGGAAGATTGGCGACGGGACACGCGCCGAAGGTATCGACCGTACCGTCGAACAGATTTCCCAGGTCGCTGAAGTTGCCTGTGCGTAGCGTGGGATTGCGCACGCCCATCCGGCGGATCAGCGTCCATGGCGGCGACGTGTTCAGAGAGAAGCGGTCGCCGGCAACGAACGCTATGGAGCCGGCTTTGATGAGAAATCGAAGCCGTTCGTTCTCGAAGGGTTGATCCACGGTCGCGATCCCCGAGTCGCCTGCGACCGATCCGGCCACGTGAAACCGATTGGCATCGATTGCTGTAATCGTGAAGGCTTCAGCAATCGCCGCGATGCCGCCACGGTAGCCGCCGCTCAAACTATCCGCTCCAGTCAGGACGCCATTGCCGACACCAGCGTAGAGCTGCCCCCATGCGTGCCCTTCGCTGCACAAGGCCGATTCGAGCTGGTTGAGGAAATCAAAATGGTCGGCGGCGATGCCGCTTCGTAGCGTCATAGGAACACAAATGAAAACGCGACCGGCGTGTGCTCCGATCGCGTGGGGTGGAGCCTCCTGGGGAGGCAGCAACCTTCCACTCAGGCTATCAATCGCCTGATGAAAGGAAAATGTGGGTCACGTGGCACGTTCATCGTGGGCATTGCCGATGCCATAGCTCATGCGATTTACATCACACTTAATAGAGGTCCTGACGAACGGTTGGCGCGTTCGCCCGGATGGTCGAGAGGATGACCTGCCGCCCGGCCTGCGTGCCCATGACGTTCACAATCTCTCGCGGATCGAGGTAGAGCACATTGGTGATCTGCGATCCACGTTGGCTGGCGTCCGACATGGTTGGACCGCGTTCGGCCAGCGGGGCGCGAGAGGCTGCCGGCGCGCGTGGCGCCGGGGTGACAAAGCCGCCCGTGGCGTAACCGCGTAACCCTTCGAGCGCCGACATTCCCAGACGGTTGAACCGTTCCAAGAACGAGCGCGCACCCGGCTGCCGCACGACTTCGCGACGATGGACGAACTCGCCACGATGCACGACGCCTGCTGGGGCATACTTAGGACCGATGCCGGTAAAGCCGCCCGAAGCGAAGAACCCGCCCGCGCTCTCGGCGGCGTTAGCGGCCAATAGGGTCGCGGCGGCCGTCTGCATCGCGGCGGCGGCCTTCAATACCACACCACCGGCTACGCCCAGCGCCACCGAGGCGCCAGTAATCGGCGTGGCGTAAGCGACGCCAGCGGCGGCAGCCTGGACCGGGTCGGGTTGGGCCACATCAGGTGTCTTGCCTCCACCAGCGATCTTCCCCACCACCGACATCAGCTTGGCCGTAGCCAGCGCCGCCAGCTGCTGAGAGGCGAGCTGAGCCAGCGAACGGCCCATGTCCTGCACCAGACTGGTGAGCGCTTGCCGCAGAGTCAGCGTGCCGGTCGCCAATCCCTCCAGCGCATTGCTCAGGCCGCTTTCGAAGCCATTGGTCAGCGTTACGACCAGTTCGTTCGATTGGACCTTAAGCGCAGCGACCTGCGCAGTCAGATCCTTGACCCGCTCGATCGATTCCGGTGCGCCGGTCTTGGCGGCCAGCGCATCCATTGCCGGAAGCAACTGTTCGACTTCGGCGGCGGTACGCGCGTGCAAATCGATCAGTTCTCGTCGCGCGCCGATCTCAATCAGCAACCCCGCTTGTTGGCGCGTTTGGATCGACTGCTCTTGCCTCGACTGTTCCCCGAACACTCGATCCACCTGAGCTTGGAGATCTTCGAGTTCGGCCTTGGCTACGTCCGTGTCGATGCGCAGCTTGATCTTCAGCTCGTCCGCGCTATTTCCCTTCGCACGCAGGTCCGCCAGGGCCTGCTTGTACTCATCATTGAGTTCGGCGCGTCGCGCGGCGCCCGCTTGCCCGCGGTTGCGCAAGAGGGCGACTTCGGCATCCTGGACCGTGCGCGCGAGCGTGTCGTCGCTCTTCTGCTCCTTTGCCTTCAGTTTCGCCTGCTCGGCCGCATCGCGCTTCAGCTGCGCATCGAGCGCCTTTTGCTGCCGCGCGGCCTCGCGCTCTCCGCGGGTTCTGGCTTTGCCCGCATCGACGGCCGATTGAGCCGCTTGTCGCTCGCGAACCTGCTCGTCGATAGCGTCTCGCGTGTTCTGGGGCAACTGCGCCCCGTCCTTGAGCCCCGCCGCCTTGACGGCTTGGTACTCCAGAGCAGCCCGCAGACCTTTCTCGCGCTCGATCCGCTCGATCTTAAGCTTTTCGTTCTGTTCGCCCAGCGCCCTAGTGAAGTCGGCCGTCTGCTGGGTGACTTGCTGTCGTGTCCGGCCACCCTTGGCCTGAGCGCTTCGCAGGTCGGTCAAGGATTGCCGAACGTCCTCAAACTCTTTGTTCGTCCTTGCCAGTTGGGTCCGAACGCGTTTGAGTTCACCGTCCAGGTCGTCCCCGAACAAGAACCGGCCGGCGCTCTGCCCGCCGTTGGTCTGCGAGCCGCCCCAGCCGGCCTTGATCCATTCCAGGTCCGAGAGCTCTTTCTGTAACTGCTCCCGCTGGGCGATCAAGCGCTTGCCAACATCAACACCGCTGTCGATGTCCTGCTGCTCGCGAAAGCGCTGAGCCGCTTTGATCGTGCCCTCGAACTCGATTCGGGCCGCTTTCGCGTTCTCGCTCGCCGTCGCGAAGGCGTTCGCCAGCAAGGTCACCCCGGTAATGGCCAGGCCCAGCGGCCCACCCATCAAGGTCAGCACCGACGACAGGCCTCGGACGGCCAGGGCTTTGGCGCCCACTGCCGCGGTGGCCGCCTGAGTGGCAGCGGCGGTGCGCGCCTGCGCCGCAGCTAAGGCCGCCTCGGCTGCGATCGCCCGCGTCGTGCCGGCGCCGGCAGTGGCCAGCGCTCGGGCACGGGCCAGCTCGGCCCGCGCTGCGGTTTCGGCAGCGCGCGCCTGGGCCAATTCCTCCAAAGCGAGCTGCCGGGCCTCGCGCATGGCCTTAACCTTGGCCGTACCGGCCTGGGTCAAGTTCGCGACCAGGCGGCCCAACGCAGCCACTACGACGATGCCGGCGATGTTGGCCAGGCCCTCGAAGTTCTGCGACAGCCCTCGGATCGACTGGGCCACGGCCGTTGAGGTGCCCACAGCCTGATCGCGCTGACCGATGAAACGCGTAAATGCGTTGTCGAGCTGGATCATGCTTCGCTCGATGGTCAACGGCAGCTGCGAGAACTCGGCCGCGATCTTCTGCGCCTGCTCACCGGAGAAGGCGATGCGCAGCTGCTCGCTGGTGAGCTTGCCTGCCTCCGCGAGCTTACGCAGTTGCCCGACCGACACGCCCATGCTGTCGGCCAACGCCTTCATCAGGCGCGGCGCCGCATCGTTGACCGAGTTGAATTCGTCGCCACGCAGGGTGCCGGAGGCGAACGCCTGGCTGAGCTGCAGGATCGTCGACGCGGTTTCGGCGCCCGTGGCACCCGAGACCGCCAAGGCCTTGTTGATCGTCTCGGTCAACCCGAGGACTTCGCGCTGCGAAGTCCCCTGCTCCTTCAGGGCCGCATTCAAACGACCGAACAGCGAAGCGGTCGAGTCGAGCGCGGTCGACGTTCGTTGTGCGATCGCGAAGACCGCATCTTCGGCTTGGTTGAAGCCGGCCTGCGAGGTAGTGGCGAGCCTGATCTTCGCCGTCAAGTTGGCATAGCTGTCCGCAGCACGGACCAAGCCGCCGACCGCTTCGCCCGCTTGCTGCAAGCCGACGAAGGCGACCAGCTGCGTTCTCGCCTGGCCCAGTTGTCGGGCGATCGCTTCGACGCTGAGCCGGGAGTGGTCGAATCCGTCCTTCGCCCGGCGTCCGGCGCGCTCGGCATCGGCGCCGAAGACTCGCGCGCGGGCGCCGGCTTGCTCCAGAGCCTGATTGAGTTGTGCGGCGTTCGCCTTGATCAGTAGCGTGATCGTCGTGTCGCGATTTGCCATTAAGAACCGGACAGCGGGCACGACTGTGCCTCGCGGCAAGTCGCACGCGAGATGAAAGAAGAGTGGCGGACGCCTATCGGTTGAGCTGCGCTAGACGTTGAACACCGATCGGCATTGCAGATACAAAAAGGCCGCGACTAGCGCCGCGGCCGAAGATGACTAATGAGTGACGTCGACGATCAGCCGGCAGGCTTCCGTGACGCGTGCTCGACCGGCACTGGGGAGTCCTGCAGCAGACTGCTTGACGCAGTGACCGCAACGGCCTCGGCGGGACGCAGCTCCGTCGGGATGGTGCATCCGGCGCAGGCCAGCAGCGAGAGGAGGACAGCGCCCGAGAAAAAGTGCTTGGGTTTCATGATGGCATCCTAGAGAGTCGAAGCGAGGGTGAAGTGCGCCTCGCCCTGCTTGCGGCTGGGGCGATAGGTCCACACAGCGCAATCTAGGTCACAAGCCCAGCCTTGACGCTGGGTCGAAAGTATCAGTCCACGTAGAAAGAGCGCATTCAGGCACAGAAAGAGAGGGGGCATCCTCAAGTTTCGGGCATCGGCACCAAGCCAGCGTGGTATCCGGTGACCCGGCCCCGGCCAGCGGATTTGCTCGCATACAGGGCCGCATCTGCGCGCTTGAGCAATACGTCAATGCTCTCGCCCGGCTGCATTTGCGCGACACCCAAGCTCAAGTTTACGGTGAGCTCAGCCCCATCAATGAACATCGGACTGCTAGCCACGCGCTGTCTGAGCTGCTCGGCAATCACGACCGCTTGAGGCAAATCGGCACCCAGCAGGCCGACCACCATTTCGTCGCCGCCGAATCGGCCATACAGGTCCTGCCCGCGCAGGCGACTACTTACCCTTTGCGCGACCGCCCTCAATGCCTCGTCGCCGACATAATGGCCATGCTCATCATTGATCCGCTTGAAGTGGTCGATGTCGAAGAAGACGATAGACAGCGGCGTGCCTGCACGGTCACATTTCTGGACGGCAGTTCGGAGCGCCTCCTCCAAGGCTAAGCGGGTCATCGCACCGGTCAGCCGATCGTAGGTGGCCTGCCGATGCGCGATGTCCCGATCTTGTCGCAGCTGTTGGACCTTGTTGGTCAAGCCCAGAAGCAGCCCGAGGCCGCCGAAAGCAAGTCCCGACGGGTAGGCGAACTCCAGCCAATCGTACGCAGGCCACCACTGTTGGTAAGCGCCGACGAGAACAACGAGAACGGCCATTAGCGGCGACCACGCGAGCAACAGAAAGCGGGCTTCTCTCTGCCGCAATCGAATCGCAGCGACGATTGCAGCCGCGACCAGGCCAATCGACACCAAAAGGACGACGTTGCCAAATATCGCACTGATAGCCCAGACGTCGTAGAAGCTGAGCGCCAGTAGTCCGCCCAACAGCGCGCTGCACCCGTTAATCAGACGAGCGATGCGTGGCTGGTGCCGTTGCAGTCCAAGATAGAAAACGAGGAAGCGCAGACTCGCGAGCACCGCTGCGGTATTGAGAATGATGTACGTGCGCCGATCGTCGGCCAGCGGGGCGAGCCATGCAAGCCAGCGCATCTCTCCACCAGCAAAGGCGACGCTGAGGGTCTGGGCTATTAAGGTCAGTCCCAAATAGGCATAGCCACGTTCCCCGAACCCGACCCAGAACCCGAACGCCAACAGTGCGATCAGGCTCAATGCACTCAGGACGAGGCTACGCAAGTACATGTGGGCCATGTCTTGCGCGAGCACCTCACTC